AAGCCGCTGTAATATCCGTAGGCGTTGTATCCGCTCCCGCTGACCTGATACCCACTAACGCTTGGTGGAGACTCACTAGGAATTGGGTCGGTGTATGTAGCGATCACTTCACTTGAATATATCTTTGCACCATTGATATTCTTATAAGCGAATATCTTATAATTGAAAGTTCCAGTTGAGCCGCCAGAGCCACCATAACTACCATAACCAACATCAACTGCCGTCGCACTTTCGTTTGTAGTAGCGGCTAGGGTTGTGGAAGTTGCATACCCGCCCGTGATAAGTTCATCTGCCGTCAGGTCAGCGGCATCAAGGTTGTACGCCCCCAAGTCCACAGACCCCGTTGCCCCCGTGTAAGGAACATACGTCGAGGCGGCGGTTCCAGTTGTCAGGTAGGTGTTCGTGTCCAACGCCCAAGTGTTCGCCGCTGTCTTCTTCAGGAACGCCGTTGCTGTGAAGCCGAGGGCGGCGATAGCGGTTAAATCAGCGTCAAGAGTCTGGTAAGAGGTCGCATCAACCGAGAGCGTCCCGTCCCCGCCAGAGGTCTTTAAGAAACCATCGGTGGTGAGGGAGGCGAGTTTGAGGGAAGTAGACGAAGCGTAAGCCACAGTAGGAGCTGGTTCCGCTCCACTCATAGCTACACTCCAAGTGTCGGTTATGGAATTTGCCGCATATAAAGCATTACTCCCGTAGTTGTCTGTTATGTAAGCATAAGCAAACGGAGTCTTAACATAATATAGTTCATACCCACCTCCTTTTATCCAAGTCGTTTTGGTGGCATTGTCACTATAGAAAGTATAGGTTCCGTTTGCGGCTGTTGTTCCAGCCCCGCTCACAATAATCTGAGTAGTATCCGTTGTTGTCTTACTCGTAATCGTCCCAGTCGTAAGACCATCACTAAAGATAGGACTCCCACCGCTCACGGTCTGCGGAGTGGTCTGGTCGAGCTTCAGGTAGCGGGCGTCGAGCGTAGTGAGGCTGTTCCCGTTGAAATCAAAGTTGGATGTAAATGGATTAAATGTTACAGCCATTAGCTATAAGTCTCCGAGGCACGGTTAGTCCAGTTGCCATAAGCAATCTGTATCTTTGTGCATTGCCTGTTAGCGTCGTATGTAAATTTCTTTAGGAGCCAGCCGTCCGTCCCCTCTGCCAGTCCTTTGGCCCCGTACCCCGTGTATAAGGGTAGCCCGTCAGTCTGCCCGTCGTAGTCAGCTCTGAACTGCATATTGGACGGTACTTCAACGATACGCTGGGCGTAGATATCCCCCTCGTAGCTGTCTACGAGAATCGCATCTGGTTTTACAGCTCCCTGAAAGCTAGTCATTAGAGTCTCCTCAATGCCTCCTGCCGTTTCTTCATATCATCAATCTGCTTTTGCATCTTTATCCAGTTGAATAACCTGTCGTATCGCTTCTCGCCGAGTGAGGGTGATCCGAGCTTCATCTCTAAGTTGCGGAGCTTCAGTAAACCATCCCCGACTGTCTCGGAATCCTTAAATGCGTAATCACTTATAAGTGATAATTTATCCATGTCTTTATCAGATAGTTCCCCAAGCTGCGCCCCAAAGAAGCGATAAACATCAACTGGAATATTGTCGTAAATCGTTGTGCTTATTGATGTTGGCTCTTTATGAACAGGAGCTGGAACAACATAAGGCTTACCGTCAACTGATGCGCTCTTGGCTATTCCTGACATTGATTTATTGCTCCTTTGTGGTATAATTTAGTCATGGATATATTGAATATGTTTCTACTTGCAGTAATATGCTTTATGGCTATTGTCTACCTTTCAACGCACGAATAATTGAGGCAATCCCGCCAGTTCCAAGACCCAATCCAGAAGCTGTAGCGGCAGCTATGTTGAAGTTCTTCATCCTTCCAGCTCTTGCTGCTTCAATTGCTTTCCGTTGTAATTGAGCTTGTGCAATCATATCTTCCATATTTAATTTCTGTCCACGAAGACCTTCTACACCACGGGTAATCTGATTTTTTTGTTGCTGAAATTGTTCAAAAGCATCTGCCGCATCCATAGTTGACCTTAAACCATATTTAGACTCCGCATCAGCTAAATCCTTAAACTCAGCAGTTCCTTTGCGAATCTTTCCCTCTGCTACATTCTTTATCCTCGCCCTCTTGAGTAGTCTTGCCTCGTCAACATTCTTATAGGCTTCCCTATAAAGATTTGTTGCGTCATCAAGTTCTTTGAGTCCATTCCTCTGAAGCATCTCGCCGTAATTCTTATAGAATGTTGCTTCTAGGTGTGGTTCTCCATTTACTCCGCTACGGACAATGTTCTTAAAGTTCTTTACCTCGTCTAAAGAAAGAAGAGGATTTACATCTGCTGTTCCTGTAGCACCCTCTGGAAGTTGAACGGTTTGTGTAAACTTCTTATCAATCTTCGCTTGGAGTTCAAGAAGTTGTTTCTCTGCATCCGAAAGAATCGTTTTGTTCTTTATGCCCTTTACATTGATTACTTCATCAATTATGTTTTTCGCTTCTGAAAGTGGAACTTTTTCACCTTTTAGATTATTGATTACACGCCCGTAGTTCTGCTTTGCAGCATCAAAGCTCTTCTCTATTCCATCCTCAATATTCTTAGCACCCTTATAAGACATATCAGCAACCTTCTGCTTATATACATCTTTCAGGGCAGATAGTTGCGATTTAAGTTGTGCAGTTTTATCTCCTATAAACTTAATTGACTTCTGAACAACACCGCTTTGAGATTCAATATTTGATAGAGCGACTTTTTCAGCCTTTGTGTAGAATGGATTTACTTTACTTATACCTTTGCCAATTAACTTTCCAGTAGCACCAATAGCTTTTGCACCAAGTTTTATTGCTGGGGCTGCCGCATAAGTCATTGGATTTAGAGCCATATCAGCAACATCACCAGCTACACCAGTAGCGAATGAGTTGGCGAACCTAGCTGGATAAGGCATATTTGTATCTTGGCTTCTGTCATACATTTGCTTAAACTGCTCGCCAGCCGACATTCCTTCTGGAGTTCCAAGCAAACGAGAGCCGAGTCTGCTTGTTACTAAATCACTTATACGCATATCACCAGTTTGAGTGAATGGCATAGATGGCTGTGGTTCTTCCATAACAGGAGCCTCAACCTTCTTAGGCTCTCCTAAGAACATAGCTCTAGCCTTCTCCTGTCGTTCAGGAGCTAACTGACCAAACTCAGGCTTCTTCATAACAACAGTCTCAAAATACATCTGTTTTGCTTGAGCCTGTTTCTCTGGAGTAAGAGCCTTATACTTAGCCGAAGCCTCTACTTCCTTCCAAGGTTTAGCCATAGTTACTCCCAAAGACTTGCGAGGTCTTCATCTTGTGTAGCAGTAGTTTTATTCTCTTCAAACTCAGGACGGATAAGCTTCATAAAATCTTTGTGGAAGCTCTCTTCCTCATTCAAAACTCCCATAAGAGCTTCAGGATTTGAGAACACATCCACACCGAACATATCATTGATAATCCTAGACCACTCATTGTCCTTTACGACAGTACCGCTCTGAATAAGACCTCTTGCGGTTGCGGCCTTAGTAATGACCCTCTTTAGCTCCTGAGTTTCCTTATTGTTAGGAACCTTCGGCAACATAAAAGAGGCAGCTAACTTCCTGTTAAAAGACTTGGTTGTTCCATCTGGAAAAAGCAAAGACTTTGCCTTCGGAATTAACTTAATAGTCTCCCTAGAAAGTCCATACCGACCAGCAGCATCAGCAGTCAAAGGAGCTTGCCCTCTCAATTTCTGGTTGTAATCAGCCATCTCCTTTTGCCTAGCCATAATCAAGTCAGCCTTCTGCTGAGTCCGAGCGATAGGGTCAGGAATATAGGTCATGCTGTATGACGGCCCATTTGGCCCATAAGTCATAGTCGGCTTCGGAATCATTCCAGCAGGAGCCTGTCCAGCCTGACTTCCTTGTGCAGTATTCAAGAACTGCTCAAACTGCTGTTGAGCGAGTTGTTCTTTTTGTTTATCTTTATTCAAGGCAGCCATCTGGGATGCGAATGTTAAAATATTCCCAAGATTAGCGGCGTTTGTTCTTCGCCTCTCCTCCCCTAATTCATAAATAGCCATTAGAACATCCCCCCTATTCCAGCACCTATTCCAGCTCCTAACATCGGCTGTCCTACGAATGAGCCGCCGATAGCCCCAAGACCACCACCGATGATTGAACCCCAAGGACTACTTGATGATGACTGGGTGTAATACGGAACCTGTGTGAGTGCGTTGGTATACGACCCATAAGTGTTGGCCCCATAACTCAATGCTCCACCAAGACCAGCACTAGGATTCTGGTAAGGAACGCTACTCATTGCCTGTTGAACGGGCTGTCTCTGTAATAGACTCAACCCCAAGTTCTGATAGTTCTGCTTGTACTGTTCTCCGAGCTGTGCGAGTCCACGGCTTACATAATCTGCTCCAATCCCAGACCCAGCGTTAGGGCCAAGCTCTGCCCTAAGAGTGTCAAGATACTGACTCTGTAATGCTCTTGGAACCCCATTAACATTATCCCCATAACCAGCGTTCTGATTGACAAGCCCAGCTAGTCCTTCCTGAATCTGAGCTGTCTCGGGACTTAACTGCTCCTGTTGCTGTTTAAGGAACTGGTTATACTCAGGGCCATACTGCTTCAGAATATCAAGAGTAAGAGCCGCCTCTTGCGGGCCATACTCTTTCTCAAGCTGAAACAATTTCGGATAATTCTTGATGTAATCCGATAACTGTTGCCCATAACTCGGTGGTTGCGGAACATTTACCGCTGGTTGCGGTGTTGAACTTCCTCCCCCTCCACACATAATCTAATCTCCTTTATTTTTTAAGTAAAACGCCAGACTTTTTATAACCTAATCGCTCAAAGAATTTAACGGTCCTGTCCTCATCAATACCAGTGGAGGTTCCTATTTGGATTTGGGAAGCTCCTCGTTCCTTCGCCCACTTCTCATACTCACGAATGAACTTAAACGCCGTACTACCGCCCCTTTTCTCTTTCTTAACATAAAGAACCATATCATCCGAAATCAGCTCATCAGAAAAGAAGAACGGAACAATGTGTCCTATAAAAATCCCAACAGTTCCATCCTTGTCCTCATCAATTAAACCAAGGAAGCTATCGTCCGTGATGCAGCGGGCTACTAAGGAAGCGACTCTCTGAAAGGAATAACTCAAGTCCCTGAAGCTGGACTCTTGGTGCATCTCACGACCAATCTCAAATATCTTCGGAAAATCTTCTTTTACGAATCTTCTAACCATTCAAATCCGCTTGAAATTTATCAATCTTGTTCTGAATTGCATCCTTCTTGATGCTTAACTCATCCCTCCGAGTCAGAAGCATCCCAATCTCTTTACTGATTGAAGCTTTCTCCATCTTTAATTCTTCAATCTTCCCCTTAATCATATCCTTCGTTTCTTGACTTAACATATCGTCTCCTAATCAAACCAGATCACTTGTGAGTTGTTTCCGATTGGTCGTTCGACAGTAGTAACCTCTTTAGCGTTCAACCCCTTGAGATACGCCGCCTTGATTTCTTCGGGACGGAAGTAGCGTTTGGCAACAACAACCTCGTCTATAAGTCCATCAAAAGGAGTAGTGCTACCATCTGACCTCGCACCTATAACAAAGTCAGCATCAGAAGTGACTATGGTTGTCTTTGCGGTTCCAGCAGTCCAAACGCCATTCACGATCGCATAGACTTTCGCACCGTCCCACACCATAGCCGCATGACCAAATGCAGAATCAGCTATAGTTGCTGTTGATACGTCAGAGGTACTGTCTATAGTCGCAGTAATGACATTTGAAGAGGCAAGAGTTAAAGAATAACAATCAGCAATATCGTTATCTATGATTGTTCCAGTTGCGGTTGATGTTTCTGGTTTAATCCAACAAAAGGCTGTCATATCTGTTGTTATATTCAAATCCCCTTGGCTTGCCAACGCAACCGTAAGAGAATCTGGAGTCGCCTTGTTGAAATCCCTTGCTCCGTTTACTTGCCCAGTTCCAGTTCCAGTCCCACCGCTATCGACTAAAGTATAAGAACCAATAGCAGTTGTCTCATTTCCAGAAGCCGTATCCATCTTCGAGTACAGAACAATCCCCTGCCTCTGGATGGGTAAGGCACAGGCTAAACTCTTTATCTCTGCATCGGTGAGGGCGTAGCCTTTCCAGATGGCTAAATCTTGAAAGTTTCCAACAAGACCAGCATTTGTTACGCTTTGCCATGCGTTGAACCAGAAGTTGTTATCGGAAATATTTGTGCTATCATCAACGGTATCACAAAGAATTCCGTCTATATAAAGACCAATGGTTCCAGACGCTCTTTTCATTGCAAAGTGATAGAAAGCCCCATTATTCCTAAAAGGAGTTGCGAAGGATTTTAAATTTGTTGCCCCTGTATAAAGTATAAATGCTCCAGTACTTGTCGTTGGAAACAGAGCATAATTATGACCGTCAGTATCCCCTCCAATATCAATCATTCGGAAGGATGCAGAAGTTGATGTTTTCATCCAGAGACTTATCGAAAAATCACCAGTCCCGAAAGCGAAATCATCGTCCCCAGCGTGCGTGAGATAATCAGCGGTCGCACCAAGCATCCCAACGCCTTCCGTATACCCCACAGAAGCAAGAGTCCCACCGTTGTCGGTCAGGGTCAGGGGATTGGTTGCAACAGAGTCAGCTCTATCACCACTCACTTCGTTAAGCCGCCACCAATGCGTAGGCTGAGTGCTGACATGATTCGGCCTATACGCATACTTCGATAAATCTACGCCGAGGGCGAGGGATTTGATTTGGAGGGGGGTGAGGGCGGCTGACCACACAGCCAAGTCCTTCAGCTTCCCGTCATAGTCAAGAGAGCCGTCAGCGAGAGAACCGAGCCTGAAATCAACAGCTTCATCGGCACAATCAGTCGTATACGCCGCAGAGTTTTCTAAGTTACCATCAAGATAAACTCTTGCCGTGGCTTGGTCATACACGCAAGCGAAGTGTGTCCATCTTCCAGCGGCTACAGCCGTTCCAGAAGTGGCTCTTGCCCCGTTGTTCATATTCAGAACAAGTTTGCTTGAGCCATCTAACTGAACGCCGTAACCATTTCCTGCACTATCCTTATCTACGATTGCAACGGAAGTAATATCATCCGCATAAATCCATCCAACGATGGAGAAGGCATTAAGGCAGTCAACATCTGCGTTTCGTGTTAAGGTGTAGTATTCATTGTCCGAAGCAGTAAACTCCGTTGAATATTCACCCGACTTCCAATAATCTGTTGCAACAAATGTTGGGGCGGCGGCATCCGCTCCTGCTGTTAAGGTATACCCTTTCCCAGAACTATCCGTAGCATCGTTATTAAACTTCCAATACGCCACCAAGTTCGTCGGGATGGAGTCGGGTCTGAAGACGGGTTTATTGAATGTCCAAGCCATATCGTTAAGCCCTATTGAATGTTAAGACAACGGTGCATTTCGTAATGGTGGTACAGCTATTCACATAGAACTTCAGCACATCTAAAGCCGTCACCGAAGTAGTCCAACCAGTAAGGGTTGTATCTGAGCTATTAGTAGCCGTGCTGATAGTGATGGGGGCAGCGGCAACAATCGTATCCGCTACGGTCGGCGGATAGTTGGCGATGGTGTCCTTCCACACATCAATCTCAATGGAGCCAGATACGTCCGCAAAAGCGTACGCCCCAGTAATGGTGATGGCTTTCGGAACCAAAACCTCGACATGGGTTCCATCCTCAATCTCCGTCCCTGAGTTGTCGAAGACAACCTGTAACGCCCCGCCCACCGTGTTGATGTTGGGAATCACTCCAGCAGCACTGGGGATGTTTGGGAGGAGCGTAAGAGCTGCTCCGCTCACCTTCCCCGCTGTGGCGATGGTTGCCAACTTTGTGGCCGCAATGGCGGCAGCGGAGTCGATATCAGCATTAACGATGTTCGTAATACCAGCAGACGCATTATCCACCAAGTTATGAAAGTCAGCTTTTGCCGATGAGTCGGGTAACGTAGTTCCACGAGTGATAGTAATTGTAGCCATAGTTATGCTTCCTCTTCTGCGATATATTCCTCAAGATGCGAGGTTAGTGATGTTTCGTAGATAGTTACGTCATCAGCGTTACTTGTGACTGCGTTATGTAAAACCTTATGTTTGAACTGATACCAAGGGCCATAAGAGTCCAAGTGGAACTTCTTATACACCGTCTGGTCTGGGTAGAAGGTCACTGGGAACGTAACAGGGAAAGTAACAAGATTACTTGAGATGTTCATAGTCCCAAGCGTACTGAACGAGCCGTTGTCGAATGAACCCTGCACCGTAACATTGTAGTTACCAGCAGGTTTCATAAGAACCTTGAACTCACCGCCAACCTTCTTCTTAATGGGCTGCCCTAAATCCTCTGACCGTCCAATCTCCGTAAAGTTGATTGCAGTTCCATTATCTGATGCCCCGTACCAAGCTCTGTAAATCTTCCCATCAGCACTCGCCTCACCATAATAGAGGCGTTCTTCTCCGTTGACCTTGTGTACCGCCCACGCACCAACATTCCATCCAGTAATCACTGTCCACGCCTGAGATGCGGGGTAATACACCCACACCTTGTTGTTATATGCGGCTCCAGCAGTCGGGAGAGCGATAAAGTATTTATTATCAAAGTAACAGGCACAGGCGTTATGAATGTACGCCCAGTTAATCTCGTCAAATTCCTCCTTCAGCGGATAACTGAGTGGGTAAGACTGCCCTAATTGGAGGTTGTCCTGTAAGGTTCTCTTCAGCCCCCTAACTCCGTCAAAGGCCATAAAGAGATAATCATCTCCAACCTGAACAGCCGTGTTTCCTGCCGCACACCCAATCCCAAGCAACTTCTCTGGTTTATCTGTCGCAGCGGGAGTAGTTGATGGATTCAATCCCCAAATCTGCTCTTTCCCCATAACGATAAGCCCATAATCACGAGTACCAAGGATTGCTCTTTCAGAACCTACTGGGAGTCTGTAGTAATTAGTCGTTGTATTAAACGCAGTTGAGTAGTCACTAGGAGCAGCATCAGAGAAGTAGAGTAAGTCGTTCTTAAGAACCCACATCCTGCTTCTGTAGAATGTCCCAACAGTTGACGCTGGGGGTGAATCAGAGGCAGTCCCAGCGGTACTCCCTAAATCCGTTACTGAGTAGTCAGGGGCCATCTCCTGCCAATTATCAGTACCATTTCCAATCATCAGACAATCTCCAACCCCAGTCTTGTACGCCTTGAACATCGTTGTCGGAAGGCCAGAAGACATCGTGATTGAAACATCTTGGAACGTACTGCTATTAGGCCATCGTTTAAGGGCTGCAGCCGTGGTTGCCATTAGGTTTGGGGAGAACCCCTGCGGGTCATAGGTCGCTAACCCAGTGATTGCGGTAGCCCCCAAGTCCTCAAGAAGAGTCGTTCCTTGTCTGCGTCTTCGTTCACCACCCACCGAGATATCTACGTTAGTAAGCGTATCTGCCTGATTCTCGCCAATGATTGACGGATGTTGCCTGTTGTTCTGCCCACCAGACATATCTCTCCTTACAACAAAGAGATATGAGTCATCTCCAGAGGATGTGTAACCTCCGAACCGTTTTAGCCTAGCCATTACACAATGTTCCTTGGGTAAGTAATCGGGTTAAATAGATTTGTTCTGTTAGGTCTTGATTCCATATCAAAAGCAATGTTCGCCAATCGCTTCTCGTAAATCTGTTCCCAGTCAGATGCTTTGGCATTCTGCCTCTTATATCTCCACGCATCAGCCGTTGCCCCAGCCTCAAGTACGTCACAGCAGTCGAAGTTGGGATAATCGTAGTCGTTCACCATAGGAAGCATCTTCTGTGTGTAGATGATTTCACAGGTGAACGCACTAGACGGAGCCTTAACAAACCGCATCAGACGAACATAATGAGTGGTCTGGTCGGGGGAGAAGTAAGCAAGGGTATCTGAACCAGTCGTGACCGTAACTGTCCCTGTAGTAGCCGCACTCTTCGATATCCCCAAGATACGGGCGAAGCTCACACTCCCACTCGCAGAAGAAGTTCCTGTAAGAGTAATAGTCTCATCAACCTGCCTACCACTTGAGTTAATCCCGTTCACATAAACGGTCTGGGTCGTATCTGCAGCGGAGTCAGACACCACTGTAATAGCCCCAGCAGAGGTCGGCTGTGTCCTAACCACAGAATCATAGATAAAGTAACTATTTACCGTTCCAGAGGTATCAATGGAAGAATAATTCTGTTCCACCCAAGCCTGTGGGGTAGTCTCCTCAATAGGCCGTAGATTCGTCTTATCAAGCACCGATACGATGTCCTGAACGTCATCAGGAAGCACAATATCCTCAGTTGATACAGATACAGAATAATCGAATCTTCCAGTCTGTATGATGGAGTGCTTTAGTCTCTGTCTGACCTCATTGAGTCTGTCGTTAAGATATCCACCAATGAGTGACAGCATCGGAGAGGAAGTGTCCTGTACGTTATTCCCTACCGCAGTCTTCATTGATGTGAATGTTTTATTCATTGTTTATTCCCCATAAACCTCTTTATTTTTTGGCATATTCTGTCAATCTGCTCATTCGTTAGATGTGGACTCGATGGAAGCCATAACCCCATATTGGATAAAACCGTAGTAATGGGAAGAACCTTATCTTCCTTATAGCAATCTTGTGTATGACAAGGGGGATACATCCTTCTCGACCCAACATCCTCAAACTCTAAGAACTTCTTTAATGCGTCAGGATTAGGAGCGTAAACATCTATAAACCACGGAACCTCTCCCGCCTCTAACTTTATAAAGTTTAACTTATCTGCAAGAAGATTATGATATAAATTATAAATCCTCTTCTTGTTCTCCAGCCTATCTACAAGTCTCTTTAGCTGTTCCAGCCCTATGATTGACTGGAAATCAGTGAACTTGCCGTTAATCCCGAACTCTGGATGGATATCTGACCCACCCTTTAATCTCCCGAAGTCCCTAAGTTTCCTGAATTTCGAGATGGTTTCGGATGAGTTTGATACCACGAACCCACCCTGTCCTGTTGATATAATCTTATGCGGAGAAAGGGAAAAACAGCCGATATCTCCAATAGTACCAAGGTACTGCCCGTTGTGTTTTGAGCCAAGTGATTGGCAAGCGTCTTCAACTAATGGAATCCCACGGTCAATCAGGTTGTCGAGTATATTGTGTACATCCGTCGCCCTTCCGTTCAGGCTTACATACAAAACTGCTTTCGTGCGAGAACTGATAGACGCTTGAATCTCCCGCCACTCCATAACTCCACGATTGTTTACGTCTACGAATATGGGCCTTGCCCCTAACATTCTTACGGCGTTTGGGCTTGCCATCATTGTTAGCGAAGGACATATAACCTCATCTCCCTGTTTGACCCCTACCGCCATAAGTGCCAGCATCAGAGCCATTGTTCCGCTTGTTGTTACACAGCAATACTTGACCCCTAGAAACTGAGCTAACCTGTCCTCGAACTGCCTTGTGTAGTTGTGGTCAGTTCCCCAGCCACCACTCAGAATGTAATCTCTTACCGCATTCGCTTCTTCTAGCCCGTATACTGGCTCAATCTGATGAATCATTGATTTCATCAACTATCGCTCTCGTGGGTGCGTGTTTGAACTTCTTCTCTTCCTCGGTAGCCCCCCATTCGAGAACCACTGAGTCTGTCAGTGACTTGAAATAATGCGGGGTTCCTCTGGGGATAATCATCGAATCCCCATCCTTCAGGATGTACTTGTTGTTGCCAATTACATATTCCACAAGCCCACTGATTACACAGGTGTACTCGTCATTCAGTTCGTGTAGGCAACCGCCTCTAGCCTTACCATCCCCAGTGTAAAATACTGTGACCCCTGGGTACTCCAGCTCGTCGCCTTTGATAAGGCTGATGGTTCCCCTACTGTCTTTGTGTAATGAGTTTAATGTCAGCATCGCACATCTTCTTAACGAGGTCTTCAAATGTGACCTCTGGTTTCCAGCCGATTGACCTAATCTTTGTAGCATCGCCAAGTAGGGCAGGTACTTCATTGGGCCTCCTGTAACTGTCATCTATAATCAGATGTTTCTTTAATGACAGGTTCAGGTAGTCGAAAACTCGCTCAACGAACTCTCTGACCGTGTGATACTCCCCAGTCGCAACCACCCAATCGTCAGCCTTCGGCTGTTGCATAATCAGGTGTATCGCCCTCATATAATCCTTGCTATGCCCCCAGTCCCTCAAAGCATCGAGGTTCCCCAAGTACAGCTTGTCTTGGAGTCCGAGGCGAATCCTAGCCGCACCGAGAGTAATCTTCCGAGTAACGAAGTTGACTCCTCTCCGCTCACTCTCGTGGTTGAATAGAATCCCGTTGGATGCGTACAACCCGTAACCGTTCCTGTAGCAGCGAATCATATTGTATGCGTACAACTTCGCCGCTCCGTAAGGCGAGACTGGATTCATCTTAGTCTCTTCATTTTGTGGAGGCGGTGTGTCACCGAACATCTCACTCGATGACGCTTGATAAACCTTCGTGTCAGGTTTAATTTGCCTCACGGCCTCCAGTAACTTGGTTACGCCAATCGCATTGACCATCCCAGTGTAAATCGGGATGTCGAAACTTATCTTCACATGGCTCATTGCAGCCAAGTTGTAAATCTCATCTGGCTGAATCTTGTGGATTAGCCCCTCAAGACCTTCTTCCAAATCCCCGTAGTGAACGAACTTCTTACTCTCTGGGTTGAAGATATGGTCAATCCTACCCGTGTTAGGCCACGAGGTACGCCTCATAACCCCGTGAACCTCGTAGCCCTTCTCTAGTAACAACTCCGCTAAATAACTTCCGTCTTGGCCAGTAAGTCCAGTTATGAGAGCTTTCTTCACGAGTTGTTATACTTTCTGCCCTTCTGGGGCTTGTTCCAGTCCGAGCCATACATCATCACTATCCACTCATCAATATGGGCTGGGATTGCGAATTTATTACCCTTGAACTCAATCTCCCCTAGAGTGTCGTAATATTTCTCGTCGTGGTGGAGACAGGCAGGAGGACGGTCAACGTCATACACATATTTGTCCCCTACCTTCTCGTACCACCATACCTCAACCTTTTCCCCATCCCTGATGGCTACGGTGTCGTGGTAAGGCATATTATCAATGGGACTAACCCCACGATTTCTGTTCCCTATCGGTGGGACAAAGAACCCAAGCTCCCTTAACCGCTCTTCTGCCTTGTCCCTGTTCTGGGATGTTCTTATATCCGCTCCGATATCTGAATCATCATCCCAAGGAATGAAATCTCCGTCCCTGTAAACCCCCAGCATAGTACCGTGGCTTAACCAACATTTGACCCCGAACTCACATAATGTTCGGTAAACCTCCAGAGTGTTGTCGTACAATATCTCACGGTCTATTGGTCTGGTAATCCCGCCTTCCTGCCCCCGTTCCCAAATCGCTCTCACTTGGCCTCCTTATGCTCTCTGAACACTACACCTTCTAGTTCAATCAGTGTTTTCTTGGCTTTCTTGGCTCTGTTCCTAGCTACTGTCACTAACTTCTGATATCTGTACTGGTCACCACCTACAGCCGTGTAAATGTCCTCTTTATCGAGCATCGCAACCTTCGTCTTTGCCGCCCCCATAATTGGAATCATTCGCATCACTCCGAATGGACTCTCAATCTTAGGAACTATGGTGACGTTGCTAGGAACCATCTGTCGCAGTGCCTTGATGCGTCCGATATCTTCAGCATTTGATATTGCAAAATACTTGATATTGTCGTAGTCTTTTATTAGACTAACTGCTTTCTTCAGACTGATGGTAGGCTTTGGGGGTTTAGTCCTTCCCTCTGGATAATCAAGAAAAACATCATAAGCCGCTAGATTACTCAGCGTCTTGCGAAGAAGTTTCAAGGTCTTTACCCACGCAACATTTACCCGTACAACAGTCGGTTTCTTCAGCGTTATCTCGTCAAGAATGTGATTACTTACCACCAGCATTTATCATCTCCGTTGTTGAAACTCCCTTGGTTCTCTCGAAACGAACTATCGGTATCTCGTGTTCCTTGGCGTATTCCTCGCTGATGTGGTCTTGGTCTTCCCCCTTGACTATCACATCAATCTGTCGTCCCCGTAGGTTCGTGGTCGGGTCAAACGATTTCTGCTGAACAACCTCACTTACGCACTTCAGACTGAGTAATAAATCCCTTCTCTGTGCATAGCTCAGAACGGGTCTTCCCTCACCCTTCTGCTGCCTCACAGCATCATCATCCACTAACCCCACTATCAACCAGTTCCCTAACTTCTTCGCCTTATTCAGAAGATTGATATGCCCGTGGTGCAGTAAGTCAAATACACCAGTTGTGTAAACAACCTTATAGCGTGTCGTTGCAGTTTCCATAGGGAACGTCCCTTCCGAGCTTGTCCTGCCTTGTTACCAGCTTCTTTATCTCTAAGTCCATCTCTCGCATTGTTTCCTCTTTTAACTGAACCCTTCTTGGGTTCAGAGGAAACGCACTATCTTTCGGATGAAAGTGATGGTAGGTGTGTTTGATCTCATCGGGCATATTCTGAATGTCACCGATGAAGAACCTAGAACGCTCCCAAAAGTCTTGGTCTTCCGCACCATACCCGAAATACTTCTCGTGCATACCACCCGTCTTCCAGTAGAACGGTTTCTCTACGAACCAACAATGTGCCGCTGCTTTCATGTGAGTTGAGTCAATTACCCGTGGGGTCGGCTCATCTCTTCCAGCAAGCATCACGCACTTTCTCCAACATACGAAGAACTTGTGTTTCTTCTCTTGGTGATAATCAATAATCCTCTGGAAATATCCATCATCGAACTGTGTGTCAGCATCAAGAAATATCAGGTTTTCATAGCTTGCTTCCCTAACCGCAACATTACACATCCAACTCTTATTAAAGATTCCAGCATATTTCTTTACTATGTGTTTATCTGGTTTGTAGGGTAAATAAACTGTAGTCCCGTCCTGAGTCATCTCTGCCAGAATCAACTCGAAATCACGGTAGGTCTGCCTCTTAATGCAGCCCCACATGATGTGAAGCCCTTCTATTCGCTCTTTATCCCCCTTAACGAAGGGAACAATTACTGATATAGTCATACGCCCTTGCAAATATGTGATATTTATTCAGCAGGAGGTTTCTCGCTGTCTTAATAGCGTCCAGATTTCTTTCCCTAACGTCCGTCTTACAAATCTCAAGAATGTCCTTCCCCGACCCGTAAATGTCAATGTACCTGAAGGACTCTTTAGGAAGATAGTCCTCAACATTGGTGCTTCCCCAGATAAGTGGCATACACCACATAAGTAAAGAGTCGAATACTCGTTCTGAGAAATAGTTTCTAGTTGGGCCGACATCCACCTCGACAGAGTAACGGTATCTTCGTAAGACATCCTCTTTTCCCCACTGGTGGTCGCCACCATCGTTATTTGGGCTACCTAACGTCCCAGCCCCAACACCACTGATTCGTCCGTAAATGTCAACCAGTCCGTTCAGTTCTTTAGCTAACTGCTTCCTTCGTTCCCTGCCGAACCCACCCACTGAATTAGAGACTATGAAACAGCAGTTCTTGTCTTTGGTCGGGGGTTCTAACTGGTTTAGATAATCCCAGTCGTAACGTAGCCACCACTCCCCGAATCCAAACGTATGTTTTAAATCGAGCTTGTGTTTGTGTCTCGATAAGTCTCTATAACCCTCGTACCCAGCGATATAAGGATGTGCCGACACATATAACGTCCTGTCTGGATTCATACATCTTTGTGTATCATCTACTACAACACACCAGTCAGCCTCGTTCTGGTCTTCTACCGCTACCAAGTCTTTCCATACCCCAGAGCAGTTAGGGGTCATCTTCCTGTAAATATCTAATGTCTTGTGGTTAGGCCACGGGTCGTAAATGAAACATACTTTCATCGTTTAATGAACCCCAAGATACAAGCTATTGCTATCAGATATTTAAACTGTAATGGGGGTTGCGATATCAGCACCGCATATGCGAGTGCGATGATGTTACCGACAAGCCCAACTACTAGCATCCTTTTGTAATGCTTCCCAATCACGGGGAAATAAATCGACGTAAAGAGAATGGTCGCTACCCACCCAAGCACTTGGTCAATCATTTGGTCGCCGTAACTCCAATCATCGGATAGTCGTGCTTCACGATGTCCCCGAACTCGACTGATTTCCAGTTCTGCTTCATCAGCTTCTCTGCGATTGAGACTTGGGTGTACCCCCAGCGGTGGTACGCCCCATCGTTCTTCTGTGAGCCGTATATCAGCCGCATCATGTAATCTGGCCTATCCTTGTACTGTCTGACCGTTTCCTCAATATCAGGGAAATCAAACCTGAACTTACCATCGTATTTCAGAGCGGTGTATACGTTCTCAAGAATCCTCTCAGCCGATTCCCTATTGAAATGCTCAAACGCACTAATCATCACGAACTCATCCACAGTCTCAGGCTCGAATGACCAACTCTTCTCCAGGTCCATATAGATATCGTATATAACTTCCTGATTCTCGTGGAGTGGGTGGTCGTAGTAGTTGTCAAGTGTGACCTTGACCTTGGGCGGTCTTGCTGAAGTACCCACCCTGTCTACGTTCATATACCCGTCTAAATATCTGTCTCCGCAGCAGAGATGGACTCTCATTTCAGCACCCGCTTGTTCCAGTCCTTTGCAACGGTGTCCCAAGAGTTAGCGTCAACATACGCAAGGTCAACTGGGTTGTTGTAGGACTTACTGAGTGCCTCAATGAGTGCTTTCTTGAACTCTTCCTCATCCCTAGCTACAGTCCCCATAGTGTTCCGCTCTTCCATCACCGCATAATCATTGGTGACTGGGTAACACCCACAGGCAACCGCTTTAGTGAATGCAATACAGTTGATTTCACCAGCGTAAGTACACGGGTAAGCGAAGACAGCAGCTTTACAGTATTCGTTGAGAAGCTCTTTGTGACCCACTCTTCCGTGTTCCTTCACACCATCTTGGTTCATCAACTGAAGCATCTTGTTCTTCCAACCATCCTCTTTGATAAGCCCCTGTCTTACGAACTCATCGTAGACCTGCCACCCGTAGTAACAGTGAAGCTCCGCATCGGGGATTGCCTGTCTAATCTCAGGCCACAGCTTCAGGATTGTCTCTAAGCCCCTGTTGTAACTAGAGGCATAAATCATCCTGTGAGGTTTCTTATTAGTCTTCAGGTCTTTGAAATCATCAGCGTTAATCCCATTCGTGCTTACGATTATCTTCTCGTCTGGGACAAGTCCTTCTAACGTCTTCTTGTGGTACTCGCTCAGAACTATAATCCTGTCAAAGCTCTCAACGCCCTCTTTACTTAAATCAATGTTCGTTGGAAGGTCGTGCAACCAAACAATCTTCTTCTTTGCCTTCATCCCGAAGGGGAAGATATTGTTCCTCCAACTGATGAGTACGTTATGCTCATCCTTGGGGTTAAACTCAGTGTAGTGCTTGTACTCCACCTCTCCGTATTTCCCTTCGAGGCCGATACAGTTGCAGAACACCGTTACCTTCCAACCTAGTTTAGAGAGTGAGTTCGCCATATGAATCACGGCTTCCTCGCTACCCCCGATTCCCTCGTCGGCTGACTTGGGCGACCACGGCTCCGCTGACATTCCACAGAATATCACTAGCTCGTCCTCACCCCACACCTTCGGGGTTCTGTATCTGTTCTTCAGAGCGAACAGCGTGTCGCACTCTTTCAGTCCGTCTGGAATCACATCAAAGAGACTCGGTAACTTCGGGTGCTTCTTCTCACTCAGATAATTAAAGAGCCACATAAAATGTTCAACGAAGTGTTTGTTGTCTAACGCTTCAGTGAACAGGTATTCATTCTCTTTAATCCAGTCAAGTTGCGGAACTTCCTTCTTTGCAACCATCAGTAACTTATATGCAGTCTCGAAGTCCGATAACTGGAAGTAAGTGAAGGCCAAGGATATCGTCGGCCTCCAAGTGTACGAACTGGGGTCAAGCAGAAGGAACGTCTTAGGGAGGGGGATTTCAAGACCACGCTTCCCCCACACTAACGCCTTCTTCCAGTCCTTCATATCAAAGTAAATGTCGTGGAGCTTGAGGTAAGCATCTGGGTAATCAGGACGCTCCATCAACGCTTCCATCGCAGAGCCTATGGCAACATCGTACTCGCCCCTCTGCTTACAAATCTCAGCCAAGCAACACCACGAGTAGTATCTGTCCTCGTCCCAACCGCTTGTCTCAATGTGCTTCTTGAGGAAGATTACCGCTCTGTCAAAGTCACCGACCCCCATGAACATACGCCCAAGATATGCGAGTGTTCTTGAGTCGGTCTTGTCCCCATCAGCATTGTATTCCTTCAACAAATACTTGATGTTTCGTAAAGCTGACTGAAGGGCGTGATTATCGTCTACGTTGTGGATAATCCTGAACTTGTCACAGAGTTCAATCTTATGACCAGCCGTGTTCTTGACTAATATGTTCTCGTGGATTTTCTTGTTCCAGAACAGGTTGTCGTTGTTCTTGAAGATAGTCTCACGCCAGTGAGCAGCATTGCAGACCCCGTGGTCATCCTTCGAGTAAACGTAGTAGCAGTAGACGATATTCAAGTCCTGTGCTACCGCTCTCTCGAATGCTTTCTCTATCTGTTCTGGGTGTTCAATCTCATCGTCCGTGTCCATACGGAAGATATGAGTCGTATCAAGCTGTGCTTTATTAAAGTTCCGAGCCGCTGCGAAATCATCAATCCAGTCAAAGTACGAACTCTCAGCCCCGTACCGTTTGATAATCTTCTCAAGCCCTTCCCGTCTTGACGGATGTGTAATCGTGATATGAACTTTGTCGAAGTACGATGAATACTTCTTCAGAATGTTCTCAACTAACTCGACTTCATCCTTACAGATAATTCCAAGACCAAGGGTGTGCTTTTTAAGCATCAGGCTCTCCTATACTTTTGAGCAGGTTGCAAATGCGGGGAACTCTTTCATAAAGCGACGCATCTCGTGTGCGTCCTTGAACAGCTTTTCGTTATACATACTCTTAAACGCAGTCTCTAACTCCATTAGAAACCGTGGGGGTAAACTCAAGCCCCATCTAAGAGCCTTGTCTTTCGTAGAACCAGTCTCGTTAAGGCGTGTTGCCATAACGTCTTTGTTCTGATGAATGATGTCTTGGACGAAATCAGCGTGTCGTCCGATATGAGGAGCCTTACAGCAACGGGCGTTCTCGTTGTAGTCCTGACCGCACTCGTTACAGTAAACCGTTCTGTCCTTGAGCAATGTGTTTATCATTGCCCTAACAGCGTCCCATTTGTTATTCGTTTTAATTAACATTTAACCTCAGTGGGTTTGGGTGGGGGTTTTACCCCCCCACCCTATCCCGTAGCTTCTTAGAGCATCTGTGTGCAGAGGAACCCAGCGTGGGGGTGCAAGCACTCAACGGTCATTTCCGTGAGGATAGCTCCCTTGTCGCTGTCGCCAGTTTTGGCGAGGTCGACAGTCGTGGGTTTCCTGAGATAAGCAATACGGAACTTATCTTCATCAAGACCCATAACGTCGTAGTTCGTGTCACCCGAAACCGTCATGTAGCGATGAGCGAAGAGCTTAACGAGCTTCGCAGCATCCGCTTCATAAACGTCAACGGAATTGACCAACCGACGGTCAGTCGCTTCGACGTTCTTCGTCGCACCAGCGGTGAAGCCAGAAATCTTACGCTTGATGTACATACCACCATAGATAGCGTTAGTTTCCGACCCGTTATCCCACTGAAGCTGGAGAAGGTCGTTCAGAATTGAGTCGGTCAAGGACGTACCAGACTGGCTCGTCACGAGAGAGAGGAAATTCTTGATGCCCTGAAGACGACGAGCAGCACTACCCGTGCCGCACGACAGAGAACCACGGAGAACCGCATATTCCATGTCGTTTTTAATCATCTTCATAGCTTTGGTCGCTTCATAGCTGAAGCGGTCATTGAACGCAGCCGTATTAACCGCACGCTCCGTCCCCGAAACCTGATAAGGTTGCGAGAAGATTTGCGTGTAGTTAAAGAGCCTCGTCGGGCTGGTGAGCGTCGGATAAGTAAAATCCGCACCTTCAGCCGCAGCGTTGGTCTTGACAGAGCCAAGAGTGTCCGTCAACCATTCGTGAAGAACGCTGGATGCCGAACCAGTCCCAAGCCCGCTAACGAGCTGGGTTTCCGTCGGCGACAGGTTCGTCAGAACGGATAACAAATCCTCCCGCACTGCCTTATCGTCGTACTGATACGCACCATCACCTGATGCAAATGCCATAACTAACTCCTTTTATTACTGTAGTCGCCCTATGTTTTTAAAGTATTCAGCGACCGCTTGCTGTGCGTCTTTGGTAGAGCCTGTTTGGGCTAAACGCTCTAAACTCTTACGCATTGGAGAAGCCGACTGCACGACTGGCTTGCCTCCACCTTCAGTCATCACCTTTTTCTCTAATGATTTCATCTGTGTTTTCATGGCTTGTTCTTTCTGACGTTGGATGGGAATACCGCTCATACTGAGGTCGGCATACGCCATCTTCGCAGCGACTTCCAAGCCACGAGGATTATCCCGAAGTTCTGGGTCGTTCATGTACTGTGCGACCCTCTGTGTCATGGGGTCTTGGTTGTTCCATGTAACATTCCCGAACTGGTCTTTCGTGAACATATTGGGAAAGGTCTTGAAGACTGTTGCTTCGGCTTGTTGCCGAGTCGTCATCTTCTTTGTTTCAACTTCCCTCGTCTTGAACTTCTCTTCAATGGCAGTCATCATCTGCTCCTGAAGGAGTTTCGCTTTTTGTTCCTCGACCCACGGTTTGTATTCAGGTGACTGCAAGGCGAAGGCTTCCAGTTCCGCAATCGTGTACTTCCTCTGCTGCGGTTGCTGAAAGTCCGTCTTGAACTTCTGAAGCTCCCCTTGAATGATTTCAGGCAGTTTCTCTGAAAGTTCCTGCGTTTTACGTTGCCACTCAAACGCTCGGTTCTTCCAAGGAACTCCATGCTCGTCAACGGGTTCTACTGCTTCAGTCTGAGTTTTACCCTCGTCAGCAGGGACATTGGTTTCCTGAGTAGCCGTAGTCTCAGGTGTAACGGCTTCTTGTGTTTCTACTTCTGGTGCGGGGGATGATTCCGCTGCTACATCCTTGGATTGTTCTTCCATTTTGTGTCCTCTTTGGGTTTATTGACGGATAACGCCCCGTCTTGCGAAGTGTAAGAATTTATGTTCTTACATCGGGTACACTTGATTTCAATGCCCGATACCTGTGCTTCGCTCGTGGCGATAAATTGCAACTTTCTGCATTTCTTACAGCGAAATTCTCTACGCATTAGTATCCGTAGACCTTGTAAGGGCCATACTCCCCAGTGTTCTTAACAACCTTGAAGTTGAAACCCTTATTCTTCTTTAACTTCGTGATTTCCTCTGGCTTGAAGTAGAAATGCCCCGCCACTCTATCGAGAGTCCCAGTCATAAGCCCAGAGGCGACCTGATACGCTCTCTTCCACGCCAGCTTGCTTGGCTCATCATTGAACTTCTGCGAGACTGCTTGCTGATACATCGGGGAATTATCTTTCGCTGCGTAATAACCCTTGCCAATGACCTCATCCAACGTACTGCCGAACTCTTTGGCCCGTTTAGCGTCAACACGGTTCAAGACCGTTGACCCAATCATACGCATTGTGTCTGCGTCTGTGGATGCCCCTTCCCCGTAAATCAAGGAAGCAAGTTTCATAATGTCATTCGTAGTTGGATTCGCCATCGTAGTATTTGTTAAGAATAGTGTTAGGATTGTTAATCTTATGCAGTTCTTCTTTAGCCACTTCCAAGTCATGCTTATACGTTTCAATCAGGTCGAGGAGTGTCTTCGTAGCGAACTTAGTTACCCGAAGCTGGTCGAGCTTCTCTTTATCAAAGATGCTCTGCCAGTTATCATCAATCATCTTCTGCTGTCGCTCGAAATCCCGAAGAATGATTTTCCAGCCGTCAGAGTTCTCTACTTCCCTGACAACTCTCGTACACTCGTCAATCTTTGTTATTAGCTCGTCTTTCCGTTTGTTTACTGCGTCGTTCTTGTGAGCGGGCATTGAGTTCTGCCTCCTTTAGTTGAAACTCTCGTTGGGTTTTCGCCGCCTCAAATGAGAGGCGAACTTTCTCTAGGTCAGTCTGGTTCTCACCTAACTTGACAGTGTGCTGAAGTTCCGCTAATTCCTGCATCTTCTTCAGCCTCATACTCTCAATATCAGGCTGGATTCCAAGTGACTGAAGTACCTGTGCCTGTTCCCCTTCTTCGAGGTCAGCGAACTTGGGAACGATTAACGGTTCCTGCGGTTTCTGCTGTTCTTGTGGAGGAGGAATCGGCTGGGGTTGCTCCATAATGAGTTTCTGGTAATCAGGAATATCCATCTCCTGATACGCCCGTTTGTAGGCTTCCATAATTTGCATCGGGCCGACCACCCCCATCTGGATTGCAATAGGGTTCGCAGACATCTGAATGATGGTCTGTGCTTTCTGAACCCGTACTTGGGGGTTCGTGTTGTTATCATTCCCACGAATCGTGATGTTCCACTTCCCTTGGATTTCTTCTCGGCTCAGACGGATTTGCTCCCACCCCTCTTTTCCGAAGTACGAGAACTCGTACTCATCTGACCCGAACTGACACCATAAATCCCAAATCCAGTTAAAGAGTTCAGACATCGAATCCCTGACCATCTCAGAATCAAGACTGAACACGGTCTGTTGGGACTGTGCCTGTAACTCAACCTCACCCAATGTTCTTGGTTGCCGTTTATTGATTTGGGACTGAAGCGTAAAATCAATCTGCCCGACAAGCTCCTGAATCTTTCCTTCTAAAATCTGTTCTTCCTTGTCATAACTGAATTCAACATTGGGATTATTGTTGTTCAGGATTTGGAGAGTGTCGTTCAGTGGGTTCATCCCGTGAATTGGAACCCCCTGATTCGGGATAAACTGCACTAGATTGGGATTCACCATACCCGCCCTGTAGACGAACATCGGAGCGTTCCGAATCGTCTGCTGGTCAAGTTTCTGCATATGCTGGATATCAATTTCCTTGATGATATCCTCGATGATTTCAATGATTCCTCTGTGGGAGAACCACCTATCATCCGTCAACTCATAGAACAACTTAATGAACGGGAACTTCCCGCTATCGTAAGGAAGCGTAATCTTACGCAGCACCTTAGAAAACTCAGGAGCAATAGTGATTAACGCTTTCTCTTCCACCCCATCGTTATTGATGTCCTGCCAACCGTAGAACTCCCACACCTTCACAAGCTCTGATGGATTATTAAGTCTGCTAATTCCCTCACGCTTATCCTTGGAGATATCCGTCATCTTCGTGATATCAGCGTCTTTATAGGACTCAATCTCGTCCACCGCCTCCATATCCCAGCCCTTACCTTCGGTATTATCTTTCAGCCTTCTGAGAGGAAGGTAGAACTCGTGGACAATGAAGGAGCAGTCTTGGGGATTGTACCCACTATCCGCTGGAACATACACACGCTCTGGCGAACAAAGAGCAACATCGGGGTAATCACAAAGAACATCCCGTAACTTAATCGTAACTTTCTCTTTCCCGCCCTTTAACGAAGTAATTGCTTTCTGCAACTCTTTCAAATTGTCATTAACAACACGCTCGTTAGTGTCAACCTCTAACTTCTCTACCAAATGTTGCATCAACATCTCTTCTGGGGTTTCGGGGGAGAAGAACGCAATAGTCTCATTCTCGTCCATATCCTCTAACCCGAACTCCTCAAGTCGGGTCATCTCCTCATTCTTCCAGTATGGTTTAAGGAGGTAGAACCCCTTCTCTAACATCTGGTCTATCGCAATCGTAGCGGTCTTCTTTAGCCCGATTTTCTCCATCACCAAATGGTCTAGGAACTTCTCAATCTTATGAGCAACTTCAATGCTCCCGCTAGGAGAAGGAACAACCTGAACTACGGGACGAATACCAAAAAGCACATTCACTAGGGATGCTTTCAGCTTCCTTAACTTTGTCTCCCCAGTCGGCATCCGAAGATTCGACGAGCCCACGAAAGGAAACGTTTTCTCCTTCTTGATTCGCATACGGAGCTTGTGCCATTTGTCTTGGTTCTGTGACCATGTAGACGTATCCTGAATCGAGTCTTGGATTTTTGAGTTGACCGCTGAGAACAGCTCGTCAACTACTTGTGCTTTTTGTTTTTTCTTAGTAGCCATAGTTAGGTTTCACTTCCACTTTCAAGTATCCGCTGTTTAATTCTTCTGGAGAATCAACAAAGACTGGGGTTAAGAGTTGTTCCGCATAACACATCGTGTCCACTAAATCATCCCACCTAGAGGAACCGATTGTCAGAAGCTCATCTAAAGCCTCTAAATGCGTGTCGTGAATGTAATATTTCCCTGATTCAAAGAGAGGCTGTAAGGCAGCGGTAATCCTCGCCTTCTTACTTCTCACTGAATTACCAGTGGAAGTAATAAAACTGTTCTTCAGTTCCGCTACTGGGGGGTATAACTTCCTAGAATTCGCCCTGTCCACGAAGGATTTGAAGAATTGTTTCTCGACACCAGAGCTGGGAACTCCGATGCTTGTGACTTTTCCCCTGTTCTGCATCCAAAGATTCAGAACCGAGTCAATAAATTCACCCGTACTGGCGTGAGTACGGACGTAACTCACTAAATACCTGTTCAACTGCTGGTCAATCCCAATCAAACTTGCAACCTTGAAGTCTGCTTTCTCATCCTCTGAGTAAGCTGGGTCAACCGATATCACACAACTTAATTGCTGGGGTAGTTCCTTCCAGTACCGTATCTGATGCGGCTTAATCGGTGCAGTCTCATCCGAAATCGGGTCATTTAAATACTCGGAACTGAAAGCCCAACTACCAATCTCCTTCTTCCTCACCTGTAACTTATCGTGAGGCCACATCGCTGGCCACAACTCGTACCCAGATTCCTGCTTCGCCTCTTTGTAAGCCTGATACTTCCGCTTAGTCCACCCATTATCAACCAAAAGCAGGTCACTAAGCAGGGACAAGGGGTGAATGATGCTACCAATCAAGATAAATTGGCCCTCTGGGAGCAGAGTATTAAGACAAGCCTTGAATAACCATTCTTTTAGCTTCTTTCTCTGCTCCTCAGACTCTACGAGTTCGTCTGTCTCTATATCGTCAAGAATGAGACAGTCAGGCCGAAATCCACGAATCTGACCACCAGCACCCCTAGCCCTGAACTGAACACCAGTCTTAGTAATAAAATGAGTTTCTGACCACTTCTCTGTCTTTAAATTACCAAATAACTGAAGTATCTTCTGATTACTCTCAAGCTCCCGCTTCACCCTCCGTAACATCTCTACCGCTAATGTCTCTGAGGCTGAAACAATACATACATCCTTCTTACGAATACCACTACAAGCCAAGAATATCGGGTAAATAACAGAACTTATCGTGCTTTTGGCAAATCCTCTAGGAGCTGCCATCACTAACCGCTGCTCCGTAGTCAATAACCCGTACATCTCCTTATGAAACTCTGGAATCTCATAAGTCAACATATGCGGTAAGAACTCTTTAGCAAAGAAGACAATATCACTCATCGACTTTGCCATGTACTTCGTCAACAATACCTGCTCTTCAGATAGACTCAATTACCCACCTGTACCACCCGTGTAACTCAGTTACCCTGAAAAGTCTCAATATGTCCAAGAACTCTTGGTCTTCTGTAAGAACTTGCATTTATGTAACACGAACTCCGTGTGCATAATGGGCATGCAGTAAATGCCGCATTAAATGCGATTTAAGCCCCTCTTTTTGTCTAGCCATACCAACATAGCCACTTTTAACTCAATTTCTGTAACTCATTTATCTACCACTATTTACAAAAGGGGTATCATTTATGCTGTAACATACTGAAAATAAACATCTTACGCTGTGTTTAAAGCATCCTTCTTTTTGTTCTTTGCGAGATTTCTGAAGAATTCCTTATCCGATGCGTGAAAACACTCATTACATACCAGATACGCCTCGTAACAACTAAGAGGGGTCTTGTAGTCGAACTTGAATTTGCTCTCGTATAAGTCAGTTCTGGGCCTGTAATCCTTAACTATTGCCTCTGATGCTCTACAGCATTCACAATTCATCAGTTGTCCCCTCCATTAGAGTGAACTCACTTTAAAAATTACTCACGATTTTCCGTGAGGGTATTAAATTTAATTAGAGGGGGGCATGGGGGGTTGAACGGGGGTAGCCCCCTCCCCCTCGGTAGCGTCCGATAATAAAGAATTATCGGCCGTACCCCCACTATGGGTGCTATCTAATGCTATATCTTGAGCTATTACGTCTGGGCTTGGTGTGGATAACTTGTTAACATCGCCTTGCTTTGCCAATGCACCCCTAATCTGGTCAAGGTTGATGGCGTTAAGGATGTTAGTCTGTGCTACCTCTTGCTGGAATACGTCTGCAAATGTACGTCCGATTAGCTCTATTGCTCTAACTCTAGCGTTAGGATTTATCTTTTTGTCTTCGGCAAGGTCACGCAACTTGGCCTGAACCCAATCCCTTCCAAGGCCTTCAACCTGCCTCCTAAGCTCAGCTTGCGTCTCTGCATTTCTTAGTTCCCTAGAACCGTTCACCTCAGAGGTTTTTTCCGTAACAGCTCCCCTAGCGATATTGTCTTTATAGGCTTTTTTGATTGTCTTGCCTTTCAATATATCCCTGACAAAGCCACGCCTTTTAATAGTCTGCTGTCTCAGTGGTTTATCATCAGTCATAATTTATATAAATAATACTCATTCTCCCCTTACAATAGGCAATACACCCCCAAATTGAATTATAGTTAAAATAAATATAAAATAGGTCATATTGCTCCATATTTGCGATATGAGGCGATATCTCAAAAAGCCATATGTAGACCCTATCAGACCCAATATCTTTAATCCTAGGGGCAAATAGACCCCGAAAATATTGCTAGTTAATGCTATAATAGACTATATTGAAAATAGTTGACTTAATGCTAGAAGTGGACGATACTCAGTAGGAAAAGACAAACGGATTCACATAAGTAGAGGTATTTGCGGTGTCAAGGGATGCAAAAAAGAGGGCGTTCACTACTACGATTTTATTGCAAAACAATAAACCACACCAGCCCACAAGCGGAACGAGAGGAGAGAAAGACAATGAAGACAATAGACATTAACGCAAAGGAATGGTTCGACAAGGTAAACGGCAATAGCTATTTCTCTGCCGTTATAACGATTGATTTTGGTATGCCGACACAAAAAGAGTACCGCCTGCCGTTTCAATATGGCTCTGGTACGGCTTGGGCGGGGGTTAACTGTTACAGGGTCGGAACATCGACATATTGTAATAGCCCTCAAGGGTCGTTCAGTTGTTACCAAGTGGGAACTAGCACCTAAGAGTTAGAAGAACTTTGCGAGATTAACTAAACCACTCCCCACACAAGGGAGAGAAGGAGGGATTATGAAGCTTAGAGCCAATATCACAAAAAAGGATATTCATAGTTTTTGCCGTGGTCAGTTTTATGCAGACAATCACGGAACACCTTGGGAGCCGTTTGAAAACCACCCTAAGGAGCAGTTAAAGGAGTTTGTTGAGGATATGGAGTTTTCGCTAATGGAGTTTTTAAAAGCCTCCTAGCGACTTGTCCGCAAGGCAAGTCTTCCCATTTGGGAAAGAGGCAGAAAGGTGCGGTAATGGGATACATTACTATAGCGGAGCTTGCAAGGCGACTTAACTATTCAAGACAACGGATAGACCAGCTTGTAAAAAAGGGTGTAATTAAAGCGGAGAAGTGCGGTAAATTTCACATAATTTCAACAGAGGAGGCAGAAAAATGGGAACTCAAAGGAAAGAAGGTAGATATCTTTACCTCTTAATTATCGGGGCTGTAATAGGGCTTTTTGTGCAAATACGCCCTATCCTAGCCGATGACACGCAGGAGGTCTGGATTCAAGGCAAGCCGTACACGACTGATGGGGGCGGGCATTGGTGGAATAACGGAGGGGGGCGAGCTTATGAGCTTGAATAGACTGGATGATTATGCACTGGTCTTTGAACACTATTCGGTCAATAAGGAAACACAACACCTAGTACCTGATGTAAATAGCAAGTCGTTCTCCTCTCTGTTTGATACAGGGAATGAGCTAGTAAGGAGGGGTATCGGTAAAAAAGAGTACCAGAATATCCTTGACGAAATATCGGTCAGGTATAACATAAGACTGTAAAAGAGCGTGCCGAAGAAACCTATAAAAATTAAAACTAAAGAAAAGGAGGATACTTGCCGTAGTTAATAGGCAAGGACGATAAAAACCGATGATGTTAAAACTTGCAACTGAATATGAGCGTTTCTTGGAGTTGGTGATTTATCAGGCATTAGAGGACTTACAGAGGGAATATAAGTCAGAGCCGCTAGGCAACAAGGTAATGGCTAGATTCCTAATGCAAGCGGTTCGTTCCAAGTTTATCGTTACCACTAAAGAACGCTGTAAAAAAGAGCAGGAGCAGGCGTTAAAAGAGATTGGCTATGTTAGCAATAAGAAGTGACCTAAACTTAGATACATTATAGGTCGAAAGACCTAGAAAGGACGTATCTTATGTCTGAATGTAAACACGCTGTCAGGAGGTCTATCAGAGGCTATCTTGATGGCGTGTTCTGTTTCTGGTGCTGGATGTGTAAGAAGTTTATCCGTGAGTCAGACAATAAGACTGTCTAACCCCCCAATAAGGAGAGATAACTTATGTTAGACAAGAATTTGACCCGTAAGCTGGAAAAGTGTATCGAACTGTTCGGTATTGACTTTTTAACAACCTTAGATTACTTTTTAACTGATAACATTGAAAGTTCATCTGTGGAGCATATATGTACAGATGGGACAGTCAATCTAGAACAGGAAAGTTACTCACCCACTGTGTAAAAGAATCACTGGATGATATAATACGCCAGTATGGGGAGCTATCCCCTGCCGTTTTAGCTCCCCTGCTGGCGATACAGATTAGATATAACTTTTACCTGCAATCTAAACCTACCAAAAAGTATTATTATCTTATACTGGAGGGCGATACTGGACTCTGGAAGAAGGACAGTATGCCAACGCCCTCTGTTGGCGATACTGGACTATATCGCCCGACAGCTAAGAAGATTAAAAAACCTTAATAATTATATACTAAAGATTAAAGGTTTTTAATACTTACCAATAAAGAAACATTACCAGCCAAACCTCCCAAGGTCGGTTTGTCTGTTTATAAGACTTCCTCCCCCCTAGCCTTCTACATAGGGGGGAGTATATATACTAATAGTAATCTTATATGGATTACAGTAATACTATATAGGAAGCCCTATTTTAGCCTCTTTTTGGGGGTAAATTGCACTAAAATACAGTCTTCTACGCTAACTAAGCATGCGGTATGACCCCCGTCAAACTCCCCTTCTAGTACCAGCGTATCAGCGTAGGTCTGCCGAACATAACCGCTGATTTTCTTACCGTTCCTTAGTTCTAAGGCCACATCCTTCTTCACCAGCATAGCTGGGTGTAGCTCCTGCGTGTACCGCTTCATAAACCCTCCTATAAGTGTAAAAGTCTGTGTTATTATATAATCTACAGTACCGAGGTCAAACAAAACTACAGATTATTTACTTTTTGTTTGACTTGGTTCTTTATTGGGCTATAATCCCTCCATAATCTGAATTATAGCTCAAGTAATTAAGATAAGGGTCGATAACAGAATATGGCGAAATATCACAAAGGCTCAAGGATGGAGCGGGAGGTAATCCACGATGCACTCAACACAGGAAAAGCAATGTTCGGTATGCGAGGGGCTGGGAGTAAGTCATATTCAACCATTGGTCTTAAAGTTGATGTTGTCCTACTCTCAGAGAAGGTACTCACCCTTATCCAGTGCAAGAACACCAAATCAAAAACTACCAAAGAACGCCGAGCCTTTTTTGCTGTCAAACTGCCCGATTCCGTGAAAGTTGAGCGTGAATACCTCGAAAGGGGGAACGAATGACTTCGTTATCGTCTTTAATTGACAAGTCGAGGAGGGTTTACCGATGAAGGACTTTATCGTCAGAACACAGGTGCTTTATGCAGTTTCAGTATCAGCGAACGACGAAGCAGAAGCTCTCAGACTCGCTGACGAGATGCTGGATAAGCAGGATGGTCAGGAGATTATGAGAGAACACAAACACATCTGGGAGGTGAAAGATGGCACTCCTGTTTAAAGTTATCGAGGTGCTTAACAAGTGGAACAAGGCGTATAAAAAAGCGAACATCTTAGAGCTTCAGGACGCTGAAGTTGAACTCCATCACATCTTTGAAATCTTCTCAAAAAAGATGGATTCCTACGATGCCTGAAGAGGTCATTCTTGACGTAGAAACAACGTCAGCCAATCCGCACCAAGCAACACCCCTGCTTGTCGGCTTACTGAACGGCACAGTAAGTATCTCTGAAACCCTCCCCCTAAAGATACAGGGAAAGACAGTCATAGGCCATAACCTGAAATATGACCTTACTGTCTTACGACGAGCAGGGGTTTCCTTTCAAGATTGTACCTACGAAGATACGATGATTATGTCATACCTGCTGTTCCCGAACCATCCTAGAGGTCTTAAATACTTATCAACCTGTTTCCTAAAACAACCTATGAAAGAGCTATTGGAGGTCTACAATGAGTCCTGCCGAAGAATTAACCCAGCCCATAAAGACAGAAAATCTCTCCCAGACGGATGGTGGCATCAGGTCGGAACGAAGACGCTCACGGGATATCTCGAAAGCGACCTACGTTCAACTGCAAGGCTATATTCCTACCTACGGGATAAAATGGCAGGAAAAGAACAGCTTGAACAGTGGTACGACCAAGTAGAAAAGAAGGTAATGGTCATCCTCGCTTCATCGGAGTTGAAGGGTGTCAAGATTGATGTCGAGAACCTCAAGAAACTTCAGGAGTATTTCTTTAAAAAAACTCAGCTCCTTGAAGGGAAATTAAAATCGTTAGCTGGCGATAAGGAATTAAACCTCAACTCAAGTAAACAACTGCAAAAGGTTCTCTATGAAAAATTCAAGCTCAGGAAAGGGAAGAAAACGAAGGAAGGCTACAGCACGGACAAAGCAACCCTCGGAAAGCTCGCTCAGCATCACGCCTTCCCAAAGATGCTCCTCGAATATCGAGAGGTACAGAAATTACAATCTACTTATGTGGACTCTATTCTTGAAAAAGTGGATTCTGGAGCGAGACTCCATTCGAGCTACAACCAATGCCTCACGAAAACTCAAAGGCTCTCGTCGGAGAACCCGAACCTCCAGAACATCCCGTCGAAAACGGAATACGGAAAAAGAATTAAGAGATGCTTTATCGCAGAACAAGGATTTTACTTATTACAGGCCGATTATAGTCAGGTCGAACTCAGGATTCTCGCCCATCTCTCCCAAGACCCCACTCTGCTGAGTGCGTTCCGTGACGGAAAAGACCTGCATAAAGAAACCGCAGACAGGATGGGGATTGACCGCCACACCGCAAAGATAATCAACTTCTCAATCATCTACGGAAAGACCGCATTCGGATTCGCACAAGATTGGGGCGTATCCATCGAAGAAGCACAGAAGACCATCGACAATTACTTCCTCAACTTTCCCGCTGTCGGTATCTGGATTCGTAATCAGCAGGATTATGTTAAGAAGATGAACGGCTGGACTAAGAACATTGCCGAGCTTCCCTTGTATGTTGGCGACCCGTTCACACCCTACCGCTCCGAATATGAATCTGTAATGAGACAGGCAGTTAACTTTCCAATCCAATCCTCAAGCCAGTGCATCCTGAAGAAAGCACTCGTCAATATCTTTGAGAAGTATCGGCTTGTTCCTGTCCTTACAGTCCACGACTCACTCGTCTATGAAATCTCTAACGACTCAAAGGTCAGAAAGGAGGACATTCTCTGGGAAATGGAGAACGCTTGGAAACTTGATGTGCCGCTAAAGGTCGATTCCGTAACCTTAAACCGCTGGGAATAAGGGGGAGTTATGAATGGATATGAAAAACTGAGATATGCGATGCTGATTCAGGTATTCAAGGATTATATGTTGCCTGATAACGAAGCAACGGTGGTCAGTAACGGAAAGAAATACAAGCACAGACGGAATAAGAAAGTAAAGAAGGACGCTGAGAACTTCATATTTTCAGACCAGTTCGACACCTTCGTTAAGAAATGGAAGTTCAATCTCAATACAGAGGGCGTAAGGGAAAGATTACGGAGCGGTGAGCTGCAGACCCAGTACACGAACTTCTTCAGTTCACGGGACGTTGATTCCGAGGAGATTCCAGTCTATGAAAGAAAAAAGTAAAAATCCCCGCTGTATAGCAGTTGATTTTGACCAGACTCTTGCAATCTATCCACCTAATCAATGGAAAAAGGAATACCGAACAAAAATTTGCCCTTCTGTTTACGGCGTTTTTAAAAATATAGAGTTGGTAAAATTTTTAAAAAAGCGAGCTTTGCTTGGGGATAGGATTGTTATCTACACATCTCGCCACTGGGGGGATTTTAACATAATAACTAAATGGCTTCGTAAAAAAAGAATACCTTTCGAT